CTTCGCAGCCTTCTCCGGTTGGCCCGCATCCTTATAAGACTGAGCAAGATAGAACCACGATCTACCATTGTTTGGGTCCGTCTTTATTGCTTCCTTCAACAGTCGAATATCTCGTACGGACTTATTCTTGCGATTAGAGCCATCTGCATGATCTTGAAAGTAAATTCCATGCACCTCGCCAGCCGTGGTCACGTCAAGATATTCGTGCGTCACACCTACATAGTTTCCAGTGGCAGCACGGCTGACGAAGCGCGCATTGTGGTAGGACAGCGTGCCACCCTTCTGCACGACGTTATAGGCCATGCCGCTGCCTAGTTGTTTTTTGAAATTTTTGTCCTCGACAACCAGCTCCATATCCGCGTCACACAGGAGCAGATAGTCCCAAGAAAGCGGCGATTTTCGCGCGAGAGCGAGAGCGGCATTCCGGGCCTGCTCAAAGTTAACGAATGGAGCGTGCGTGATCTCGCCGGGAATTGATGCCGCGGCGAAGAACCCTTCAATCTTTTGTATGGTGTCATCGGTGCTTCCTGTGTCAACAATGGCATAGCTATCAATATGGGGGGCCACACTCTTGAGCATTCGCTCAATTCGGTCAGCTTCGTTCTTAACAATACAATTGAGCATTAATTTCACTTGTACTTCTCCAGATAATCTGCAACGAGCCGCAGGTGCTTAGGGCTGTCTACCGCATGACCAGCGATCAAATTACAAGGTTGGCATAAAATTCCCCTAACTTTTCCGGTATCGTGGTCGTGATCTGTAGTCCAGCCCTTTCGCGTGCCCGCCGCATCACTACCACACGCAGCGCATTTGTAATTTTGGGACATAAAAATAGCATCCCGCTGTTCTAGCGTGATGCCATATAACCTAATCTGATTGAGATTTTTTATGCGTAGCTTATTGTCGTCGCGCCATTGCTGGTACCGCGGACGATTTTTGCGTGAATACTCCGCGCAACGTGCCTTATTACGTTTACGCCACGCCTTTGAATATTCTGGACTAGACGGCATTGACACTCCGAAGGGGATCGGGGTTTGAGCTATAGGTTTTTAGCCTATAGCTCATTTCGTGTCAACTGTTATCCGTTGGAAATTCGGAGCGGGCCAGTCATGCCGGCATAACCGAAGCCAGTAGCGCCGGTCGTGCCCGTTGGTCCAGGATCATGAACGCGATATACCGCACCGAGAATATGCGGGTCCACCTTGAGCACAACGAACTTTGTAAACGTGGCCGGATTTTTGTTGTAGCCCGCGGGACCGGTGACGCCGGTGATGCCCGTGGAGCCTGTGGCCGAAGTCGGACCAGTCTTACCAAACGGCCCAATGCCCGTCGCGCCGGTGATGCCAGTAGGGCCGGTAAAGCCAGTTGGTGAAAGACCGGGCAATCCGACAAATGGACCTGTCGTGCCAGTCGGACCAGTCGCGCCGGTATGGGTGGTACCTGATGGACCTGTAGGAGAGGTACCAGAAACACCAGTGCTTGCATTAATAGTGAGACCGGGACCCTGTGGGCCTGTACAACCCGTCGGACCAGTTTGACCCTGTGAAGGGCCATGAGCGCCGGCACCAATTATCCCAGTTGGACCTGTCGAGCTACCCGCGGCCGCTGCCGTAGGACCCTTCAAACCGGTTGCGCCGGCCGGGCCATAAACGTTGGCATTGTTGATCAGCTCAACGACTTCCTCCAGCACCGCTGGAATTTCGTTGTCATCATACGACTGCGGCGGCTTAGGTGCCGGGGTCAGCGGATTTACATACTTGGCCATGCTCAACCTTTACCCGTTCGAGATAGTCAGTACGCCACTGTTGTTCCACACCTGGTTGACCACATACGGGTCCGCGAGCGGCGGGATGAACAATGTCACCGTGGTCCCGGTCGGACCAGTGTTACCGGTCGCACCCGTGGCACCAGTTACACCTTGACCAGTTGCACCGGTAGGCCCTGTCGTGGTGCCCGTGGTGCCCGTGGGGCCAGAGCTACCGGCGGGGCCGGTAGCGCCAGTCGTGCCAGTCGGACCAGTCGGGCCACCAGCCTGACCAGTGGCACCGGCGGGGCCAGCCGGACCAGCCGGGTTTGCACCCGTCGGACCCGTCGGACCAGTGTTACCAGTCGCACCCTGCGCGCCGGCCGGACCTTGCGGGCCGCCAAACGAACCGGTTGGACCAGTGACGCCGGTAGGGCCTGTCGGGCCCGTAAAACCTGTTGCTGAACCAGTTGGGCCAGTCGGACCGGTCAAACCGGTTGGGCCACCAATGTTACCGGCATTAACTGCGGCAACGACCTGGGCGAGAATATTGCCAATCTGGTTTCGATCCGGATTGGTGACCGCGGGAATAGTTGACATAGATGACCCCTTCGAGGCTGCCTGCGTGATATCGGTACGCTAGAATTCGTTGATCGTTCCTTAATTCTCTAGGATAACTTTCGACCGGCCATTTGGCTTAAACCAGAAGGGAGGAGCAAACCGGGCAAATAGTTCGGGCGGCAAGGAAGTTTCCCGAGGGATTTTACGAACTCGCTTGCCTACTGCGTGGAGACCAGGAGTACCAAGTCTAGCGTCGAACTCAGACGCCCCGGGTATCGGCTGCACGTTGTCGAAGTCATGTTTTAGCGCGGGGAGGGATAACCATTCGTAAATAGCGCTAATAACACGCGCGGGATTAGCAGCGAGCCCATCATAATCCACCAACATTAAACGGTCCGCATAGGGCCCGTAGTATGCCTCTTTCAATGAATTCAGTGGATACCCGATCATCCCGTTAGAAGCCGCCAACATATCAGCACGATCAAATACGTTCATATTGGCGTCAAATTTGAACAACCCGCTCACTTGTAACGGATATTTACGTAACAGTTTTTCAACGCTGTCCATAATCCACGCCGGCTGCCGCACACAACAGATCAAGCGGCAATCTGGAAACAACTGGACTAGTAATGGCAATTTTCCGGTCCAGGCGCGATTGCTGTCTATCGCAGTAATTCTTGGGTCTTCCGGGTAGTACGCAGAAAATAAACCGGTAATCATGTTCGCGCGGTCCGCATCGGTTACAAACACGGACGTTTCCTGGTTAGCCGCGGTCGCACGTTGCACGGCATTGACAATCCCATATATGGGCGAAATTATTGACGTTTGCAAAAACGGGTTCTGCTGGAGGATCGCAGCGAGTAGCGTGCTGCCGCTACGCGGGAGCCCGCTTAAAAAGTGAGCATTCATAAGGACTTACCCTACACCTGGGGAAATAGGTTTAGCTCCGGGCCCGGGCTGGTTGCCAACCAAGGTTGCCGATTGAGGGCCTAGCCCATGGCCGGCCGGCTGTCCAGGTCTATTTCCCTGGCCCTGCGCGGCGGCGCGGTTCAAGTCCATTCCTGGGTTATTCGTTTGCCCATCCTGGCCACCGTTGCCCTCAGGCGTACCAATATGCACGGGCGGCCCTTCTGGCATCTGGGCGCGGGCGGCCAGCGCGCCGGCGGTCAATTCGGTCGCAATACGCTGCACGCCCAATTCGACGCCCTTATGGACACCTTGCTCGACCTGTTGGGTCATATCGCCGCCGCTGGCCTGTTGCTGCTTCTCAGCAGCGTCCATCTGCTCAATCTCTTGCTCACTCGGCACGATCTGCTCGCCGTCCAATCCGATGGTACTAGAGACTGACCGCAGCACACTGGCGCGGCCCTTGAGCCCGACGATCTTCTGATCAACTGGGTTGATCGTGGCAGACAAGAACTCAATCTGGCGCTGTCGCAAAGTCTCGCGTTGGATCGCAACATTGACGCCCTGGACACTAATCTTCTCCTCGCCGGTCAGCAATCCGGTTGTATCGGTCAACATGATCAAGTCGGACAGTTGCAGGAGCGCGGGCTCCAGCACGTCCCGGTCAATATTAGCGCTCACGCTCTGCAAAATCTTCGAGGCATTGCCCATGAGCATAGCCAGCCCGGATGCGGTTCGGCCGGCGCCGCCGGCGGCACCCTGCCCACCAACATACTTCGGAATGGCCGAAACGTCATCGGCCAGGCCAACGCAGAACTCGAACACAGACTGGAGCTGCTGTGCGTTCGAGGTTGGCATAAAGAACGAAACAGGAACCTGGGCATTATTACCCACCGGGTCGTTGCGCGCGTGCCAGCGCTTCCACGGATATAGATCATCAGTGTTCTCGTCCGGCGACACGCGGTCGTCGTTGATCACGACTTGCGGGCCCGAGGCTATGCTTAAGTTATTGACAAGACTACGTAAAGTGGCGTTTGCCACCTCCTGTAGATCGGTCAGCAAATCGGTCAATCCGTTACCAATGGGGGTACCCGGCACCTTCTCGAATGATGTAATAAAGTACGGATGGCGCTGTCGCGGGGATGGCGACAAATGCGCCTTAATGACATGCGTGCCAATGACCCACGCTTGAACATTGTAGTCCCGTAACTCGTCCGGGACAGCCAAACCATACTCTTGCAAAACGCGTCCCTGAACATTGCCGTTGAACTCCATCATGGAGAGCATGCCGGACCGGTTCCAGGCCGGGTTCTCGCGGCTCTCTAAAGTTGCCCGTTCTGCATCGGTCGTGTCCCAGTTATCGTATAGGCCTCCACGCCCATATTCATCCAAGACAGCTCGGATTTCATCCTCATTATACCCTGGCAAATCGAGCAGATCATTAATCTCGGCTCGGGTGATACGTAGCTTTTCGATGGTGTTTGCATTTTCAATGTCCGCGACACCCGGTGTCCACCACAAATCGAACGGCGACACGCGGTTCCAGGTCAGCTTTGGCTTCTGTTGGACTGTGGGAGCGCCTCCGTTGGGCGGCCACACGACCTCAGGAACGACCTTTACAACCGGGCCTTTTATGCACGCGAACGGGAATATCGGCAGGTCTACCAGGAACTCCGCGAGAGCATGATAGAAGCCACCATCGCGCAGCAGCCCTTCAATTTTTTCGTCGCTATCTCGGGCCTGCTGGGTCGCTTTTTTCTTGGCCGCGTCCTTGGCCGCCTCTACCAACGCGTCACGGCGCTGCTTAACGTCGGCCGGGTTCGGGGGCTGCCCCTTATGCTGCTGCACGAGCTGCTGCTCGGACTGCATCATCTGGTCAATACTCTGGATGATTTGCGGCGGCACGACGGGATCGGACGGCGGCTTGACAGACCAGGGCTGGTCCTGGCCTAAATAAATATCCCGGAGCAGCGAACTGGCGGCACGGCATTTTTGGGCGATCAGGCGGGCGTACACCTGTGACCCGCCGAACTTGGCAATTTCGGCCAATTTGGAGGCATCGTACTGGCCATTGAACGTGCGGAGGGCAACCAATAGGCGCTCAGACCACCCGGACGCCGTGTTCCGGTGGTTCCGCATTATCTCGAATTGACCCTTGATATAGCCAGCTAACTGGGGTATTTCTGGCTCTGGAGGGGCATTGTCCTGCGCGGACGCCGTAGCCCGCTCCTGGAGCTGTTGCTCCAGCGCAGCCGGTGGGATAACTTGGAGTACGCCGCTTTGTCCGAGGTCGCTCATGCCTTGTCCGGCTGAAAAGGATTGCACCGTGAACCTAACCGGAACGCGCTAATAATGCCTTAACAATTGCGATGTTGCATTTAATACCGACCTGGTGTACGGATTTGGCCATGA